TTTCTTATAACATATTGATTATAAAATATTTAAGTGTATATTTTTAAGATGATTAAGAATATTACCAAGTAACTGATCCGGACTTGAATTTACTAACTTGGCTACCTGACTGCCCGGAAATCTGAAGGTCCGGAGTAATCACTAATGCACTTCCGGCGTCGGCACCCGCCCAGTTGGGCATATATGTACTGGGATCCGGAGTATAAATCTGAGTTACCGGTTTGTTACTGTTTAAAAAGAAATTCACTGTTTTACCATCGATTAACCGGCGGATGGAAAACTGACTTTGAGCTAATACTGCCATAATTAATTAAATTTTACGTGTTAATAATACTTTTCCTGTTTTTATTGAATATACCGTGACGGAGAAATCCACGTCTCCAACAAGGTCTGATTCCGTGATTGTAAGCACCGGTCCTACTCCTCTATGTAATTGATTCCATGTTGGGTCATTATCCGGATCACCGGATGTCCGGGTGTAATCAAAGCAGTCGTTAGGTAGGGTGTTTGTGATATTTTCCGTACCATAATAAAGCCTACAGGTGAATGTCGCACTGAAGGGTTGCCCTTCACGATAGAAAGTTGCTCCTTGGGAAGCGATGATATCTAGTTTGTAAGAGCTTTCGCCAATCTCTCCCTGATCCCCTTTGGATACGAGTTTCAGCCAGTCGCTTGATTCTTCTGTAGGTTCTTCTTTTGTTGGCTTATCTGAAATGCAAAGCCAGCTGCTTCCTGCATAAGTAACCTGGTCATAATAGTAGTACGAACCGACTTCCCACTCTCCTTTGAAACAGGGAACCTGAGATTCGGTAACCCCGTCAGAAGAGATCTGTTTGAATGTGCCGGTTATATACACATTCTTCATGTATGCAGAATGACCGGTCATGTTGAGTTCGAATAGTTTTAGATTGGACAGGTCGCCAAGTTGCATCGCAATCATATCTTTAGTAATCTCCCAGTTATTCACTCCTGAAAGATAACGTCTATATGATAAAGTTGAATAAGCAGAATTTTGTCGGTCGGCATTCGTGAAATTACCGTAGGCGACGAAATGCATCATCTTTTGTGGTGGGAGTATAGTCCCACTACGAAGTATGTATTTAAAAGTCTTTTCATCAATCTTTTCAGTAATCCGGAAATAAGAGGTATGAAAGCCTGTAGCTGAATCATTAAACTTGCCTTTGCAAATATCATCAACCTCTATTTCTGCCAGTTCCCCTGGCTCTAGCTTCAAATAGATGATCCTCTCCAATGGGTCTACTTCTTCAATGATTCCGCCGCCGGGTGCGTTCCATGTCTCCCCACTGACTACTGAAATGCGATTATATCTAAATTCATCAGACTCAAGAAAGCCGCGAATACGTACAGAATTGAACTCTGCATCTCCGGCGGCTGATATCAGCCAGCCCAAAACTCTGCTGGCATAGTCTGAAGTAGAAATATCACCGGAAGTAGCGATGTTCCCGGAGAAAGAGGCTGTATCGGCAAAAAGCTCATGTAGCACTTTGATACTATCTGCTTTTATCCCTTTTTCAACCTCAAGTCCTCCCAATAACTGTAATAAGAAAAGAGTACTATCCGGCTGGTTACGTCGCAGAAAAGTATCTCCGGCAGCAAAATCTTTCAGCTTTTCATTCAGGAAAGATAATACTGTTGCGACATGCCGGTTGGAGACACTATTCTTCAAAATGGCTTTGTCAATGTAGTCTATCAGTTGATCTATGATATCCTGTTGGGCTGCCATATCAATTGAATTGTTGGGTGAACTGTTCGGTATGTATTCTCGGTGATCCTAAATCATCATCAGTGAATGAACCGGTGTAGCGTTGCTCTGAGTCAGCAAAACGAAGGGTTAACTTGATACTCTCCGGAGCGATGGCACGAGCTGCTCTAGTCAGATTCTCAGCTGTGACATTTACTCTGATATTCCGTCCGTCTAGCCCAAGGAGTTTGATGTCATCAGATGATAACATATCAATCAGATGTACAAGTTCATCGTTTGTGCGATATCCGGATTCTACAATCATGGATTCACGCCCCGATAGTCTTTCCCATGATTCGACATAGTCGTCTATGATTTCATCATATTGGCTGAATGCATTTTCCTTTTCAGCTTCACGTTTGATATTGCCGGTACCGGTTATCTCGATTAGCTCATAAGAACCATATGAGTTGAGGAATTGTAGAAGATACCTTTCTCTACTTATTGTTCCTGGAGTAATTACAATCGTACAGGATTTTGTTTCTCCTACATAAATCTCAAATACAGAAGCAAGGATATGGTGAGTGTCAAAAAGTTGTTTCCGGAGACGATATAGATTGAGGGCAACCGGTTGTCCGGCTACTCCGATCAGGGCGGTTTCCGTTCCATTTGCAATTACTCTCAATATACCACCATCGGGATAGATGAAGGGGATAGGTAGTATTTCTGTTTCCCGGATTGTGATAAGTTTATCAGAAGTCCTGGTTGTTTGGAAGAAGTTGCCTGCAGGATTCATCAGTTTCCAGATGAACACATTTTTATTTTCATCATTTAGATGGCGCAACATTCGTTTGCTGATTCCACCAATAAAAACTTTCAGAGAGATTGTAGAACTATTCTTTTCACTGTTTGATACATTGATGGTTACGTTTCGGGAACAATCCTCTGCCTGCAGCAGAACCTCGTCCGATTCATTATGTAGCACTGCAGGTTGCACTATATCAGCAAGTATGTCCTGAATGAAAACAAAGAAATTACCTTCTCCGCTGCCGGTAAATATTTCTTTTTCTCCTACTAATATGGTATAAGTAGCCAAAGAACTGCTATTGACCGACAACTTGATGGGATTGCCGGTTAATGCCATATTTGCAGGATATATGTTTGCAGTTAAACTCATTTTACTTGATAGTTAGGTGAAACCATTTGTTCTTGTACCTGGTAATCGCAGATACAGCGGGTATCCAAGAACTTTTCTCTTTCAGCTGTTGGGTGAGAGAGGAATATGAAGAGGTCATCAGACGTAGCCGATGTATCTTCTGTATATTCTTGATAGGCGATGAGCATTTTTTCAATGTCATTCGATTGTATTGCTGTTGTAATAGTCTCAGGTGTATTCATATTGCAAAATTGTGAGTTATAGCGTAAGATATAAAGGACATTCTATAGTAACTCCGCACGCACTGATTGGTCATATTGCAAATCATAATGTACGCCGCCTTTCGGATCACTTATATCGTACTGGGCTACTCCGCCAGGCCCGATACCGATAAAAACTCTAATTCGGTAATATAAATCGAAGCTGTAGTTGACTTTCCTGATGAAATACTCTTTTTTATTATTGTAATCTTCTTCAGTAGGCACTGAAAGGGGTACTTTCACATCTACGGTATCCGTAGACACATTTTTATATTGCAGATCATACAAACTGTTACCGTTCTTGTTTGCTTCATCTCTCCAGGCATCTCTTTGCGGTTTTATAGCAGTTTCTACGACTGAATTCTTGTTATCGAATAATGCCCACTTGTATTTCTGATCTACGATAGGGACGTTTTGTTCTTCTTCCAGGTTGAATGGCTTGAGTAGTTTGATAGTCCGTAGTTTGACGCTTGCCGGAAATGAGGAATTTTTAGGTAACGAGTACCGGATGGTATCGGGTAACATTCGTTGGCCATCCAATAGAATAGGAGAGGAGAAGTCCGGATTCATACATTGTTGGGCGGACAGATGCATATCTGTTTCTATATAATGATTAGCATGTCGAAGAACCGCATCATATTCTTTCCAAAAACGATTAAACAGCCCATATTTTCCTACAAATAAAAGGGATATTTCACAAGCTTTCCCGTTCTCTTTGTGTAATACTGGATTCCCAAAAATATCAAGGCAAATCTGTGAACCATAAGTAACCCGATTGCTTTTATCAAAGAGAGAAAAACAAAATGCAAGAGGGGTTTGGTAATCCAACTTCTCCGATAGTTCAATATCTGAACTGGATATAGTGGTATATCGATGTACTTTTCCAAAAAGATAATAGGGCACCCGCATATATTGATATATGTTTCCTTTAAAGCGTTCTAATTCGGAAGGTAAAAATTCATCAATGGAGGTAATCTCTTTATATGCCATGTCAGCTCCGCGATCCCAGGGGAAGAAATCAGTAGATACTAATTCAATGCGCCCGGTTATGTTATCTTTTTTATAATATAGGCCACTTTCTGTAGAATAGGTCAGATATCCATCTCCGTTGGTTGTGACAATGTAGTGGTATGGTTTCAAGAACTTATCCAGTGAATCAGCAGCAGGAGCTGCCGTCCATCTAGGATCTTCCCCCCTCACATTTGTAGCGGCAGATAATTTGAGTTGTTGGGGAGCTTCAAAATTGATAATTGGTTTAGACGTTTTCTGCAGTGTCCAGTCAGAAGCGGCTTTGGAATTAAGAATATCACGAATGAATTTAAGTCTGACTTTACGTGTGTTTCCATCTACAAAGTAAAGCAAACCGAAGCGGCACCATAGGGCTTGCATGAATTCATTAATCGTGCAGTCGGGCATGAGATCAGCGTATTTCAATTCTCCTTTTACACAACAGTCTGCTGCATTACTAATCACGACTAGTTGACTGAGCTGATAGTGCTTGGCAAATGGGTTTTCGGTTACAGTATATCCATATGTTGAGAAGATAGCTTCTAATATATAGCTGACCTTTATAAATGGAACAATTCCATATCCTTCAGGAAGCGCTACCTCTACAGGTTCTCCGTTGATGAAAAAAGTTTCTGTCCGCGCTTGCCACCAATATCCATCACGAAAATTATTAATGAACTCCGGATAATCTGTAACAGTATCGTTGTCTTTCTTGCGATTGCAGGCAACAGCCACAGGAAAAAGACAGAAAGGGGAATCATCCTTTAGCCTGTTTTCTATAATATATGGTATTAGTTCGGACACTCCACCGGCCGGTCGTAGAACTGGCAGGGTGATGGACTGTAAGGAAACATCTTCCCATATGCTGTATAATTCGGATTCTCCAAAACCGACATTGAAGGTGATTCCGTCACTCTCGGAAGCCTTTGTGGTATTCATCTTACCGATTCGATGATAAACACCGTCACTGATGGTCACACGTTCGTCCGTAACCGGTGCACTATCAATATCGGTCCGGTTGATATATTTATTTAGATTGAGGTTCTTCTTTGTACTAGGAATAGTGGCAGCTATGGACTGTGACCCTCGTTCATTATAGATAGGTGAGCTATCTTCAATTTCTGTACTGAAGTCTTTCGGTAAGTCGAAAGTTCCGGATGTGTTTGATATTCTTAGTGCCATAATAATTGCTATTTAGTTGAACGGGTAAATGGTTTCTTGGATTTCTCGTCTAGTTCTTCAGCATTCCGTATATCTCGTAGGGAGACATATGCTTTGAGATTTTTAAGGGTATTAATCAGTGTTCCGATTTCTTTTATAAGCTTTTCTAGTTCGGTTGCTGACATATCAGCTTCAGGGGCGTCTTGACTATTTAGAATAGAATTGTCTATAGCTGCATAATTACCTGAAGCACGTTGGGGGACATGGCCATTACGGGCATCTTCAATCGCGCCTAATACTAGAGGGTAGTTTATATGTTTTTGCAACCGGGATAAGTCTTCAGAGTTAATGATTAATTCTGCACCATTCTCTGATACTAGAGAAGTACGTCGGACGATACCAGTTTGTGTGTGGCCGATATAAGGAACGTCCCGATAGTTTTTGCCATCGGATTCGCCGATGACATCATATCGACCGGTCGCCCATTGGGATACACTGACGGTTGCACGTTTGGGCGCATCGGTCGATGATGTGTCAGAATCGGAAGAAGAACTGGATGAATGTTTACCGCCAACCATTCCTTTTAGTGCACTTTTTGCGGTTGCAAGTGCTGCCATAATCAGACCGGAAAGGATGGCTGCACGCGCTGCTCCGGAAGCTCCGAATGACGCAACGGAATCAGGCATAGCCATTGCTTCGGCGGTAGATCTGGCTACAGCACCGGTGGCAGTAGCCGTTGCTTTTATAATCTCGGCTTCAATAATCTTTCCTAGTATATCGAAAACAATATCAATCATTGTATCCGCAAAGCCTTGCATTGCATTTTCTTGTCCGGAGATGATGTTACCCATTGCGGAACCAAGTGCCGAGCCGTACTGTTTGTATGTTTGCAGACGTTCTTGGTATTGCTGTTGTTCTTTCTTGGTTTGTGCAGCAGTTTTTTTCTGTTCAGCGTCTTTAGCCTTGGCATGTGCGGCTTGTTCCTCTTTCATGTATTTTACTTTGAAATCGAGAAGTTGTTTCTCAACTTGCTTTCGTTGTTCGGCATTCAGACCGGCGATAGAGAGCATTCGTTCGAGATGCCTGATGGTAAGTTGTTCCATTGCATCATTATAGGCTGCTTCAGAACTTAAATTCTCATCTTTTCCGGAAGCATACAGGGCTTTTAAGTCCTGTTGCTGTTGTTCATATTGCGCTGTTTCTTCGCTGAGTAGTTCTTGCGCATGATCCTTTTGCATCTTGAGTTTCAGATCATTTATTTGATTCTGAATGTCAATGCCTTCTTTAGACTTGGCATCGGCCACTTTCAAGGAACGTTCCAGGAATTCGAGTTTCAGACACTCCATCTCCGTTTGGAATTGTTTTTCTGTCTGTAGAGTCTCATCCCCACCTTCCAGGTACATCTCTTTTAAGAATACTTGCTTTTGGGCATATAGTTTTTTCTCTTCTTCAAGCTCCTGTTTTATTCTCTTTTTCTTTTCATCTTCGTCTTCAGGTGTTGTTTTGTCACCGTTAGGTTTTCTCCGGTGATTACAGTTTCCGGGAGAAGGCTGTTGTTGATACGATCTAAGAAAGGGCGAAATTTAGCTTCGGTTTGAGCGATTTTCTTTTCCATATCATATACACTTTTGATATAATCTTCTATGTATTCTCCCATCTCATTGCTAAGTGATTGCTCTTTGAAATATTTGCGACTAATGTTGCGATATGCTTGCTCCCATGTTTTTTGCCAGGTCATACCAGCTTTCTGAAATTCCGAGGTTGTTTGTTTCAGGTCATTAATCACTAGATTAACAATTTGTCCGTTTCCAAGAGAACCGGCTACTCTTTTACGAATGCCTTCAAGTGCTGTGGCCTGTTCTTCTACGGCATCAGTGACAATTTCGTCTGTTGCTGCATTCTTTACCTTGAGGGCAATTTGTGTTTGCAGTGAACCATTGATTCGTTTATAAGCATCATTGATATCGTTAAGTGAACTCTTTTCAGTGAGAAGATGTGGAAGATACTGACCATAGGTTTCGTTGACAGCTTTAATTAGCCGGCGGCGGTCTTCGGTGCCTTCTCCTGTTCTTTTAAGAGCATCAAACAAATTATTGAGAGAACGTTGTTCTTTTAATAACTCGCTTTGAAATTTTTCTTGTACGTCAGTTGCTTCTTTGGATCGTTTGGTAAATTGGTAGATTGCCATAGCTGCTGTGGCCAATAGTGAAATAATGATTCCAATTGTATTTCCCTTCATTGTGGCGTTAAGCCGTTGCATGGCTGCTGTAGCCATTTGGGTATTTCCGGCCAGTGCATATTTTGCAGCAGACAATGCGAGTATGGATGCCAGTCGGATTTTACTCCAGGTTTCTGATATTTTATCAGTAGCAATACTGAGTAGTTTGGCATTCTTGAGATTGGTTTCATAAAACTCTGTGGCTTTCACTGCCAGGTAGTAGGCTGTAATAGCTGTTGTTAGGGTAATGATTATACCCGAATGTTTGACCATGAATCCAATTAAATCAATAATCTTTCTAGTCCAGTTTACTGTACCGTTTACTGCGCTGATGATTGAAGGATTGAGCTTTTCCATTAACTCCATTCCCATTTCATTCATCTTGTTTTTTGCTTGTGCAAGCTTGGTGGCTGCCGTATCGGATTTGGTGGCAGCTTGTTCCATTGCAACACTGGTACCGGTGACCGCCTCAGTGTAGTATTTGACTTTTTCAGTTTCGTTGATTAGGACAGAAGCAACATTATAGCCTTCTTCACCAAACATTTTTTTGATTTGTGCAGCAGATAACTGCTTTTTCTGTAGCTTATCCAAAGCTGTTTCCAAACCAACAATCTTAGGATTTGTTTCATTAGCTCCAGTCTGAAGGGTGAGGAAGAACTTCTTTAAGCCGGTACCGGCTATTTCATCTTTAATACCCTTTTCTGCCAATGTTTCAATTGTGCCAACGAGTTGTTCAATTGGCACATTTGCAGAAGATGCTGCAACACCGGAGCTTTTAACTGCTTTGGTCACTGATTCAACAGCAGCAGAACCATATTTAGAACCGGCTGCCATTACATTGGCATAGCGTGAAGCCTGATTTGCTTCAGCACCGTATTGGTTCATGGAAAGAGTCACGGCGTCTACCGCTCTTTCAACGTCATGCCGGAAGCGGATGCCAGAATCAGTGTCTGTTCGGTAACTGCGGCTAGTGCTTCCTTATTAGATAGTAACTCAGGTTTGGCAGAACCAACTAGTTTATAAGCATCAAGAATTTCTGTCGCTGATTGTCGGATCCGGATGCCGGAATCACTGATTGTAGTGGAAAGTTTGATTGCTTCTTGTTCCAGCCAGTCAATATCATCCTTAGAAAGACCTGTTAATGCTTCTACATCAGCTTTGACATCTTCACGTTCATTACGTTTTTCGCGAAGTTGGTTTAGCTTTAGGCTTAGTCCTGTCACGGCTGCTATAACGGTAGTGACAACGGCAGCATATTTATTAAACATTTCCACAGCTTTCCCTATCGGACTAGCCTGACATCCAACCTCGACGCGCATATTTCTCTGCGCACGGGATACAGCTTCAGTCACGCGTCTGTTTTGTTCAAGGGCTGCATTGTATTGCTCTGTACCAGGAACTGCAGCGCGAAGTTCCTTACGGACTTGTTGGCTGACTGCTAATAATTCATCATAGGTCGCTCCGGAGAGGTTCTTCAGGATCCGGTCGGTTTCTGCTACTTTCTGTTTGTATGTATTGAGAGTTTTGTATTTTCTTTCCAGCTCTTTTTGGAGAGCTTTAGATTTTCTGCCATAGCCTGATTCTGATTTGTCGAGAGAAGCTATCTCATTTTCCAGCTGTGAGATAGCATCTTCTATCTTTTTGACTCCGGCTGATGCTTCAGTGCCATCTATGAATATTTTAATACTTCGGTTTAGGTCGTTCATAAGGCTTTACTTTTCAATGTATATTTTGGTTGCGTCGATGAGCATGGTGTCGAAATAGCGCATACAGATATCGGAAAGTTCCGGAAGTCGATTCTTTAGAACCGGATCAAACCATTGATAGGCCTGCCGATTACCACCGTTCTGTTTCCTAATGATGCGGGGTTAGTGTGACGGACGATGTTCGTATTGATTTCTATTCCGTTGATTCGTTTCAAGTAACTCCACTTGCTCCCGCTGAAACCACCTTGCCCACGACCGGCACCTTTGTGGATATAGATACCATGACGGGGAAAGGAGAAGCCGAGTCGGTCAATCAATCCGTATTTATCGGTATAGGCTTTGGGCTGTAGTTCGCGGGCGATGCGTAAACTGCGGGATGCAATGGTGGCTTTGAGTTGCTTACTGACAGAATCCTGCCATTGCTCTATTTCCTTATTGAAAGCAGTAAGTCGGTCTGCGTCCTGGGCGATGCTATACCGTTCTATTTCTGAGATGGTTTCCATTTGGATAAGCCGGGAAGTAGGAGTAGAAGATAGCATATCCGCTTTTCTTCGGGCTGCGTTATAACGCCTGACCTCTGCTCTCTTGTCTGATAGTCGTTTGTAATATCCCATTATAGATAGTAGTTTGAATCAACAATGAATTCCTCAGGTACATTCAGAAAGAAGGTCAGTACAGTACCGTAGAAGTTATCACCGATAGGCCCAATACCGTTTATTTGAGTATTGCGGTCTACATATTGAATGTCCTTGAGCAATTTGTTTCGAATTTGCTTGCATATCTTCTTGCATTGTTTAGCCGCTTGGTTGATTGTTTCCGGTTTTCCGGAGACTGTGTTTGGGCAATAATGAATGAGTAGACTTGCTTATCATTCAGCCCATCGGCTCCGTTGTCTTCGGATTCGGATTCACAACCATCGACAGCAATTAGGATTGTTCCGGAAACAGACGATAACTTATCATCAAGGGTTGTTAGGTCTTCCAGACCGAAAGCTGTGAAGAACCTTTTCTTTTGTGTGGTGTGGGAAATGTCCTTGAGAGATGAAGCAAGCGCTTCACCAAAAGCAAAATGATCATACTCCATAACTGTGTAATGTTTAGGTTATGGAGACAAAAATAGCCCGCTGCAGGCGGGCTATAAAGGACAAAACGATAAGTTAGAAGAGTAGGAATAGTGCTAACAAGGCGAACATGAGCAGAAGCCAAAATACTTTTGCCAGGATCGAGTGCGAGGCTTTAAAGAATGCCAGGCACAGAAGTACTATTCCAGATATGGTTACTATCGTTAATATCATTGTTGCTCTTCACTATCAGGTTCGGGAAGCAAGATACGAATTAATTCAGAAAGTTGTGCGGCTGCTTGCTGCTTTTCGTCCATTGAAACTGTTGGATCCAACAGCTTGTTTACTAATTGAAGTGCTTCATGTCTATTCATAATGTTATTTTTTAGGATGTTGAATACTACTTATTGATTGGATATGCTTTTTGATGACTCTGATTTCAGAAATGAGTGTTAGACGATTAACTGAATCAATGTCCGGCGAATCAATATCAAGAGCCAGGTCAATAGCTTTTTCCAGTGTTGTTTCCATCCAGGAGTGTTCTCCTTCTTGGATGGTTTTAATTGAGGAGATGCAGTCATCGGTGAGGATGATGCCATTGATTTCTGTTGGTGTCATGGCTGTTCTCCTTTCTGACACTTCTTAGCTCGATAGACACAAAGAGCCGCGGCAATTATGGCAGGCGGAAAGATGAAAGTAAGGCAGAAGCAGGCTATTGCAGAGACGTAGTAGGCGTCTGATGCGGAGTTGATAGCGCAGTCTTTTTTCAGTTCACGGAAGTAACGCTCCTGGAGCGTGTTTAGGTCTGTCCCGTTTGCACGGAATGAGGGCACGTAGTTTGTACCGAGGATTTTTTGTTTCATACGATAGGTTTTTTGCGTTTAGTCGAGAATCCGCTCGACCAGCGGTAGTACAAGAACGGCTGCACTTTCCCGTTTCGCAAAAACCCTACGTAGTTCACTCCGAAGAGACTAAAGTAATGGGAAAGGCAGCCGTATTTGTTTATAAATAAACTTCTACTATTTCGTATATGAATTTACTAATGACATACATGCCGATAGTAAACTGATGGACATAAAAATAGCCCAAATTCGTATTGAGCATTATCCGTTGCTCTTCGTTCGTGAAACCTCACGATAGGTTTTTTGCTACTGCAAATATGAGGATAAAATTTGGAATAGCAAAACATTTGAAATAGTTATCTGTGTTATTCTTGATTTTTATCAAACCCAGATATTTCTTTTGCTTGATTATCAAGAGTTTCAAATAAGTCTTCATCAATGGTACTTTTAACTAGATTGCGGAATGTTTTCAAATACTCGATATAATACTTAGCCTTAAATTTAGATGGAGTATTTCTTTTTAAGATTGTTCCCCTAATCACTCGAATTTGTTGATTGATAACATCTACAAATGCGAGATTGTATTTTCGTGCATCCGAAGTTCGGATGTATTTAGATTTAAGTTCTTCCGAAGTATCTGTTTCTAATTCCGTTTTGAGTATAAACAATCGGCTTTTCATTTCATTAATTGATTGAAGTAAAGTTCTTCTATACTCCAATAAAGTGTCGATGTTTGTTTCCTTAAGTACATCTTCAGATGTAATATTCAAAATTTTGTTTTCAAGCATAATAAATAGGTTGGTTACGTCACAGAATTTTTTGTTCTGCGGCGCAGATTCTAAAATGTATATGCTAAACCTCCACCGGTTCCGTTAGAAAAAACTTTGAGTGACTTCCCGGCTTTAAGTTTATAATCAAGAGCTACGATTTCCAAACATAGGGCAACTGCAAAACTAGCACCTGCTCCAATAAATAACCCCTTTCTTAGTTTTCGATCAGAGTCTGCTTTGTCCGGTATCTCTTCTACTGGCAAATCTTGGTAGTCTTTTGTGCCAATAATCGCTCCGATAATGGAAAGCCCCGCGCCAACACCGGCAAAGGTTACAGCGCCACATTGAAATTTAGTGGATTTTTCCATCAATCGATTGATTTCATTCATTTGAGAAGTTGAGTGGCTAATGCTAGGTTGGCTGATTATATTTTGCTCTTTACCGGCTTTACTAACCCACTTTTGTAGATCTGAATTTTGTGCAGAAGCACTACACATCGTTGCGATTATAACCGCAAAAAATAGAATGTATTTTTTCATTTGAATACCTTATATATATTGTTCTCGTCAGTGTTTACGAATGTGTCTTCACCGATAGCTTTGAGGTGATTACTGTATTTCTTGTTTAAAGCGTCTATACATTCTTTGTGGTAATTTTCATTTCCACCAGTTAATACCTGCTTAAACTCTTCAGATTCCATGATGCCACGATAAAGAATTTCTTTTGCTTTCCCTTTTTCTCCAGCAGCTACCATCACTGCAAAGTCTTTTTTCCAGTTAGATTGGGAATTGTTTGTCCGGGTATTGATTGCGATTTCAACGAGAATGGCCAGTACAGACCAACCAATTAAGGTACCCATGATGCAATAGATAAGGGCTGGGAATCCTAACCAGTTGATTCCGTCTACTCCAACTATGCCACCGGAGTATCTGGAATATTCCCACGCAATACATGACGAGAAGAAGACTACGATTGAACCTATGATACCTAACACTAGCACTGTTTTTGACATAGCTGCCAGAGTGCTTTCAGCAGCTGTTAATTTTTTTGTTTCCATGTGTAGTTTTATTTGTTACGGCAGCAAAGATAGTGGTAATATATTTGTAATGCCAATAGAAAATTGTATTTTAGCTCAAAATAAAATAAAAATAAAGCGGAGTTTTTTGCTCCGCTTATTTGTGATTAATATTGATTGAAATAATTTGTAACAAATTTATTCTACTGTGTTGACGATCATGAAATTTTCCAGTAAGTCAATTTTATTAGTAAAGTAAGATAATGGTATAATTTTATTTCTTTCGTATGCCCATTCTAAGGTTTCGGCTAATAATTCTTTATTGATAATTTTCACATTAAAGTTTATTTCTAATTTTGATTGAGGAACTAATGTTCTAGTTAAGAGTTTATCATTATTGTCTGAATTTTGATAACTGTATACATAACATCTTAATAATAAAGCTAATGTAAAGTAAAAATAACGGTTAGGAGAATGACTCGCATTTGATTCAACGTTAAATATTTGCTTTGGAATTATAGTTTCTATTTGATCTATAAGTTCCTGTATTGAGTAGCTTTTATAATTGATTTTATCATAGCAATCAGATTCACAAATTCGAAGATATGTGAGTAAACATACTAAATCTGAATATATGATTTGATTATAGTTATACATATTTAGAGATAGACGAATATGGGTGAAAATTTTTTCTATTTGTCTTAATGATAGGCTTTTATACATGAATAGAATGTTAGCTATAACTAAAAAAGAATCCTTTAGTCCATCTCTTGAATCTCTCGCCTTTTCATAGCTATCAAAGCCATAATAATCATATAAGTAGTTACAAAATTGTCCTATATTAGGGGCTGGTAATATATATTCAATATCAATAAATCTTTTCAAGTATTCATCTGCTTCTATTAGATCACTTCCATAATATCCACGTATAGAGTTACTTAATTGTTCCTTATCTATGGATAAGACAAATACTATATTAGGTATGTTGAAAAGATGTTTAATTCGTTCTAAAGTTTTTACTGCATAATGTGGGTTGCATCGATCAAGTTCATCTATGATAAATATCAATGGCTTTTTGTCACAGACTTCATCAACGTATGTTTCGAGTTCATCTCGAAATTGTTTCAGGCTATATTTTTGGCTTTCATAATTCTCTATTTCTTTTTTCAACATTGAAGCACCTTCTTCAATTCCATCGCAAAGTATATCAACAATTTCTTCACCTGCATATCTCTTTACTACTCCTTTGAACATTGCGGGAGCCGCTTTCAATACTATTTTTCCTGCTGTATTTATAACTGATGTTAGTGCTGCTTCGGCTTTTTCCTGTGAATTCATTTTTTTTAGTTCCCCAAGTAATCCGACAAGGGGATCTGATATGAAATCATTTTCCCAAGCATTAAAATACAGTGTATGGAATCCATCCAATTCAAGGTATGCTTTCCACATTTCTACAAATGTGGTTTTTCCTGTTCCCCATTTGCCGTTTATAGCTAAGACAAATCCTTTTTGATATGTAGTAATGATCGTTTTAAGTATTTCTGCATACTTCTCCCGATCCAGTTTACAATTCTTGAAAGGTTGATTAGCCGGTATTTCTAATTTATCAAGTTTGCATTTCATAGATTATAGTTTTATTTGTTACAGCAACAAAGATAGTGGTAATATATTTGTAATGCCAATAGAAAAATGTATTTTAGCTCAAAATTTGATAGACAATGGAAAGACTCACAACAGAACAATTAGAGGTGATAGATTTATCTCTTATAGAATGGTACTATGAACAAGCAACGGCACGGCATAATGATCTTGTCCGTGTGGAATCTCTTATCACAGAGAGGGGATATACATTGTTTGCTACCTATTTCGCTATCTTGACAGCTTCCATAGGATATATTCTCACGCATTTGAATGTAAACGATGACGCTGCTTTGACAGCCGGATGTTTGTCTATTGTCGTTTTCACTTCTATATCTATCGGGTATATTTATCAAGTTATTAGACCGCATTCTTTTTTCTCACCAGGAAAAGACCCGGATAAGTTTACGATACCACAATATATTGCCTATTTTAAAGGGAAAAAAACAGATCAAAAGAAGCAGATAGTTAGTGATGAATTGGTTGTACTTCAACAGAAGATAACTGCACAGGATGCAATGAATAAAAAAAGAGTCGAATATACTAAACGCTCTCTTGCATTTCTGATATTCGGCTCTTTTGTAGCTGTCATTTCCTTTCTTATAGCATTCGCTATTTATTAATAAGGTCACCTATATCCATACCATTTGTTAAAAGTGGTGTGTCGCTAGTGATGTCTGGCAATGAAGCAGGTTCGTCTGTCGAACTACTCGAACTTCCATAAAATGTGTTTTCAGGAGCGTTCTCTGATGGAAAATCAGTACTAAAATCGATATCGTTCATAATGAAACGGGCGAATCCCTTATCATCGTGCGCCAAAAGGTTTATATATAGACCTTAATCCGATTCTACGGATTACACGATGAAAAAGGATTCATGTTTTTTATATAATTATTTGGCGAGTGCTAAGGTACAATTTTTTCTAGTTATGACAAAAAGAAAGCGGAGTTTTTGCTTCGCTTTTTCGTATAAAATTATGTGCGATTAGAAGTTAGCTACTTCATAATATTTGAAAAAGTAATATAGTGCTACCTTATGCCATTTAGTTAGCTCCTTATCACCGGATAAGAGAGAGGATACGGTACACTTATCAATGCCTGTATAATTGCTCAGGTGTTTACTTTTTAATCCTAGCTTTTCCATACGCTTTTTAACCCAATCAACAGTAATACTGTCAATATCCTTACGGTCGAAGTTAACAGCGGATACAGTCAGCTTCCAGTCATCCGGGATTTCTCCCTTAAACATTTCCCGTACACGTTCGGTCAGTTCCTTTTTAGTAAGGAACTTATCATTAACTAAGTCTTTTTGCTCCGCACGGACGATTAATCGACCATCGGAGTAAGAAACTACTTCTATGGATATATGTCCATAACGTTGATACTGCTTTGCGAATTCATCAATTCGCTTTTTACTCTCGGCAGAGAGAGGTAGTAAGTCTAAATTCTTCATAATTCATCAATTTACGATTTGACAATCGGGTATTTAATAATGCAATATACTTGTAATGGAGGGGCTTTTGCCCCTCCGAATCACAATTTGATGAGTCTCATATGCGAGATGTCGAAAATAGCAATCTGTTTGTTTTCACGTCCGAATTGCTTAGCTTCTTCGAGATTGGTGAAAATCCTAATGGAATCGAAGTAAAACTGATTGTTTTCTTCGTTAAGCCATCCACCGACTTTCTTTTCGTGCATCAAAGCATGGTTAAGAACTCTTTTCAATCCTTCTTCTCCGAAACTGTCTTGAGTTTCAAGATAGGCGACTGAAACACCTTTTGTGACCTTTTTTAAGGTTGTGAGGTCAACCGTGAATCCGTCAGGATTCGCTTTTGCTATCTCTAGGATAGCTTTGAACATTGTTCCATAATATAAAGAACTTATGCGGACGTCACCCGCGTTTGTCTGACTCTGCAAATATATGAAAAAGTTTGTTAGTAGCAAACTTTTATCCGTTAAATGTTTGCTACTAACAAACTTTTATCTATTTCTAAGGCTTTCTTCGGTTTCTTCTCTGCGGCGAATTGATTCGTCCATAGAGTACAGAGCATCGAGCAAAAGACCTTTCCGGACTTCCGGCTTTTTGGTCATGTCTGATTGTGCAAGTGAATCGAGAAGGCGAAGCTGTGAATCAAATACACGACCGTAACTATTCCCTTTGCTTTCTCCGGAGAATATGCGGGGATAGGAATCGGCCATGCATGAAAGACTTCCTAGAATATACCAATACATAATTATTTTCTTGTCTTCAGAAAGATGGCGCAGAATGGCGGCATCTTTGTCTAATTGATTAATGTCGAATACTTTGCCACGATGCCACAGGCAAGCTAGTAGATAGTCGAGTTTCGTTGGATCTGAATGCATTGCGTCAAGATAGGTTTGCAGATACATGAATTGCTCAAAGGTGATATCGAGCAATTGATCTTCAGGGCCGGTGAATTTCCGGAATCTGCAATGGATGTTTGGATATGGATTGGCAGTCAGATCCGGTGTCAGGTGATAGTATTTGCGCATAGGCAATGAACTATCCTCTTCCGAACAAATAAGGAAGTCAAACAAGTTGGCAAGCATTGATACTTCTTCCGGATGGAGAAGGTAACTATGGCGACGGACGTAGAAGCGGACTGTTGCACTTTCTTGCCCAATTTTGATACGTACATACTCTTTAAATATTTTCTTGTGTCGGCATACATGGGCTTTCAGGCAATAAAGCATCATATATATTTTGACTTGTTCTACCGGTATATCTGATTTTGTTAGTTTAACCAGGTAAAGAAGTTGTTTCGGAGTGAGTTCATCCCAACTCTTTGGAAGGGTGTATGTATCATCATTGATTTGTATTGTATGCATAGTATTATGATATTGAGGTGAATATTTTCTTTTCTTTAGAGTTGAAGTCAATAGCCTGAGATGTTGCTTCAACTCCCAGCTCTCCTGCGTTTTCAATCAGATAAGTGTGTATTCTCCCTGAATAATAAGTTGCCTGTTCTGCAAAGAAATTGCCGTTTGCGTCTGGATCCTGGTAGATTGGTCGAATGGTAGGGAGATATTCAATCGTTCTGCCGGCTACGCGTTGTTCGGTTGTTTTCTGTGAAGTGTATAACTCGGCAGTCTTGTTGGCTAAATAACGGATGATATAGTCAATAAGTACTTTTTGTTTAGGCGATTCTGTCTCTTTAGAAAGTGCCTCTTTTAATACTTCATAAACTTTATCCGGTATCATTTCCCGAATATTGCGTTCCTGAAGTTGGCGAATGGTAGGGAACATGATGCGATAAGACAAGGTAGAATAGTCAATATCTACCATGCCGATATCTTGAAACTCCGCTGCATTACGGATGAAGCAGAAACGAGATATATTGTCAGTGACATAATCCGGATAATCTTTTTTGTTTTCTTCCAGGTATGTTATTAATCGGTCAAGCGCCTGCATTCCGCGAAAACATAGATTTTTTTTGGCAGCTGCAATTTTAGTGTCACTGGCCGGAGAACGTTGTCCCTGTACATTACTTACCGTGATACCTGCATCGCCGAACATTACACCTAGTTCGTCGGATGCGAGCATCAAGGTTAACGGGCCGAGGGCACGCAATAGTTTATCGTATAGTTCGGATTCCTTGTCTTCTTTGGCTTTACTAATCGTAGATTTACCAATATACGGTTTGATGTATATGTCCAGTGTATCTTCAATATACGGTTCGATTGATTCATAAGGCAATGAAGAATTAATCTTTACTACCTTTTTAAGAGTGTCTATGTCGGGGATAAGTGCATTCATTTTTATTCCGTTTCTGAGGTTAAACCTGTATTCTTAGTTGCTCCGGTACCTTTGTCAAGTGTGGTGAGCTGACAGTTAGTTACGGAGAAATAGATATCTTTTGGCCAGTTGTTCATTGCTTTTGCAAAATAGAGAGGTTCCAACGTTGCATCCTGGTACATTTTCATTAGCGCCTGTTCGATGGTGAAGAGTTCCCGCGCTTCCGTACCATTGATACTTTTGCCTTTGCCTGGAGCGGAACCGATAATTGAAGGGTGTACGCCCATGCCGTAACACATCATGTTGCTGACTTCTTCGCTGTCTTCAATATATTCGCCACCTTTGAAGAATGATTCGAGAGGAGTAATGATGATATCCTTTTCTTCAAAGCCTTTTACTCTGTCATAGCGAAAGTGAGAAACAAAGCCTTTGCCGGCATTTTCTTCGCCGGCAAGGAAATCGTTCATGTCCTGAAGGAACTTATCTTTGCGAGCTTTCTTTTCATCATCCTTAACGATATTCTCGGATGCAAACAACTTTTCCCAAAAAGACTCTTGGATATATACAATATACCTGAGTGCCATTTGATTTTTGATCAATGATTTTTTGAAAACAGGAATTGCACTGGAGAAATCGTACCAGCCGGAAGCGAAAACGCTCCACCAATATGGGTGGCTATAATAAAATCGCCCTGGCGTGGAGATGCGTAGATTATGAATGAATCTGCGTTCTTTCCTATAATTTTCTCTCCTTTATCGTTGGGGGTAAGTCCCATTCTTTTTTTAAGGTCGAATAGCGGAGTTTGCCGGTCAAGCAGGGGAGTGGCAATCAGATCGGTTGGTGTACCTTTGTGCCATTCGGCAGAATAACCGTGCCACTCGCTTTTCCCGGTATTTTCGTCAATCTCGCTGATTCTGGAGCAGGTTGATTCCTTAGATTTTATTTGTACCAGTTTTGGTGATTTATCGTCATTGTTGAATATATACTCCAGGTAGCCATCATAGAATATAACCAGGTCATTGGCCAACTCCATACGGACAAAATTGAAGTTGTTATTTTCAAGGAACTCGAAAATCTCCGGTTGTTCGTCCGGAAGAACTTCTTCCTTGACTATTTTTCCGGTTTTGGAATCACGGAATTTCCGGTAGACAAGTATGCTGTCACCAAATACGACTTTGTTTTTAAATTCGACATTACTGCCTATGGTAACATTGGTGCCGATTTTTTTCATAATGTCGTACGGCATATTGTTATTTCGCCCGCGTGGTATCCACTTGATTGGGTTATTTCCGCCTTTGGGCACAACTTCAATAGGTGTCGGGCTTTTATCGGTAGCTATGTCGCTGTTATCGCTGAATTTGATGATATTCTTCCCACCTTTCAGGACGGCATAGCTATCATATCCTTTCATTACAAGGTTCACAGAGGGCTGTTGTGGTTGCTGTTCCATTAGAAATATACTTTGAGATTGTTGAATTTGGTGATAAGGCAACGGCGGATTTTTCTTGGAGTAGCTTCTCCGGCCGGTAGTACATTAATAGTGCTTCCGCTACTATGAAATGAGGTTAGCACTGCCCGGTCATAGGTTACCAATTCACCGGTACTTTTTTTGCAGAATTGAATGGAGAACTCAATAGGCTTACCATCCTGCCTACGCTCCATGATTTCCCATATTTTACTTTGATGGATTCTTTTGTCTGTACTTGACATAAAAAGGCAATATTAGAATGATGAGTATTAGTGGAATCCCGATGATTAATCCGTATTTGAGTCCGTCATCAATCCCGCTTGCGATAGAACCGCCGGTATTCTTTTGAGATTCGGATTGTTTATTTTGCTGAAGCGTGATACCAGTCGTCGTTTCCTGTTTATCAGATATATGTGTAGTGTCATCTTTCTGAAGCAGGGTTTTAATCGTTGTCTCGTTCCCTTCAATCTCGATATTCGATATCGGGGGTAGTCCGGTAGATGGATTTGTCGGTTTCGTTGTATCGAAGTCAACTTTGACTTTCCAGCCTTTGGCCGCTTCTTCCTGGTTGAGATTGAATCGGGAATAGGCGTCTTCGGTTCTAGTGAGCAGAGCGGAATCTGTGATAGAAAGATTGCTTTGTTCCTGAGTACTACGATTGTTCTGATAAGTAGTACGGCAACCGTACAGTAGCCAAGCACTTGCAAGGCAAACAAGATAGATGAGAATGTGTGCATAATGTTTCATTGTTTTCGATGGTTACACGTTAGATTTGTACATTTGAATCGTTTAAGGTCTTCGATTTCTCTTTCATTGCCGGCAATCTTCTGTTCCTGGGCTGCTTGTCTTTCTTCAAGTTTGATAATGCGGGCTGAAAGCCTGTTTTCACTTTCCTCTTTGTCTTTTTTTAAACCGGTGTTGTATGTCCTTAGATCTGTTATTAGTTCCTGATAGACATCTTGCATGGAGCTGAGTGCTTTGGCTTCAGCCTGTTTCTTTGTGTACTTGAGAGTAATAACCCCGGTGATGAATGACAGGAGACCTCCGCCAAGTATGAATGTGAGTAGATTTTGTGTAATGATATCGTTCATGACCTTCTTTTTAAGCAAAGGTATCAGGTGTATGGTAGGCGATAAAGGACAGGGGGATGGTCTGATTTTTGAGTGAAATAAATATTATTTACATTTTGTAAAGGGCAGCATATAAGGGAATTTGAAAAACATTAGGTCGAAACTTTTTTTCAGGGCGGTGCGTGGTCGGACGGGAGAAAAAGGGAAAAATATTCCCCTTTATTCAACTGCTTCATTTGATAATCAGAGTTTTCTGAATTTTGCTGTGGGAATTGCATGAGACAAGAAAAAAGCACAGATATGTGGAAACCTGTGCTTTTATTACGTGAAACTAATGATTATTCCGGCAGTAGAATTTTGATTAGTTCTTGAAGTTGTGCTGCTGCCCGTTGCTTTTCGTCAATGGGAGTGTTTGGGGCGAGCAGCTTGTTTACGAGCTGCAGAGCTTGTTTTCTGTTCATTGCTATTGAATTTAAATTGATTGAATGCATAACGTACAGATACTAAAAGCCAAATAGCTTTCTTTTCTGCGTTTTGCACATTACGTTGATACAGGTTCATCGTTGACTCGCTTTTTTGAAATTGTTATTGAAATCAAATTTAATAATTTTACAAGAGAATTTCTTATTTTGATTAGCAATAATCTTTTTCTTGTAATTGGTTAGAGTTTCGATAACAGCGTCTATGCAGTTTTCTCTGATAGAACCTATTGTTGATTCTGCTGTCCCTATGTAAGTCCCGTTCATGTCAAAAATGGCGGATTCTCCTTCTATATGAATGAATCCCGTCTCGTTGTCTATAATACGGCATTGTGAAGGGATAATTTGTTCTACATATTCCTTCATAGCTCGCATCCTTTCTTCGATTTGGTATCGGCTATGGAATTGATGTATTTTTCAATTATCCGTAGGGCAATGATTAAGTTTAGTCGTTGTTTTTCACTTCGCTCCTGGAAACCATCCTCAAGAACAAAGTCAATAGCTTCTTCCAGTGAATTGCTTATCCATCCTTTTTCACCCTCTTGAATTTGGCGGATAATCTCTGTTGCTTCTTCGGTTAAAGTAATACCGTTAATTTGGGTGGTGGTCATGCTTTACCTCCTTTCTCGTTGAATGTAATATTGACTGTACCGCCATTGGCATAGATTACAATACCTCTGTGTGATTTATTCACTCGGAGTTGTTCGTTACCTTCTGCTACTTCTAGGCAGATGTTGGAGAGAGCTTTCTGAAGCTTTTCTACGGATATGTAGCGTCCGTTTGCGCTTTGGTTTTTCTTTTTCATTTCGGAAGACAATTTAAAATGAAACAATATGTTGATTAATTGAAGGAGAGGGAATAAAAAAAGTTCCGCTCCCCGTTGTCTTCCACCTGATTCAGGCAGTGGGCGCATTAACGCTCCACACGGGACGGAACTATATCTTATACTATGGACATAAAAAATGCCCGCAGCAATTATGGCGAGCCTACTCGCCTGAACCAAATGGAAGACACTGCAAAGATGGTGATTCTTTTTGAATAGGCAAAATGAATACGGATTTTTTTGAATGTGAAATAATCTATTGTTGATATGGTATATAATTAGGATGACTAAAGAATTGTGTAGTAATAGAGAAGCGATTCATTAGGAAATCTTAATTCGTTCCATACCTGTTTCCCTTTCGTTCCACCTATGTAGAACGAAAGGGAAACCATTGTTGACTTTAAGTTCTACAGTGGTGGAACGAATTGATTGTTGTAAAAGAAAGTCTTACTTAATATAATCTGTCTTTAGAATGTGAAATAAAGATTGGGAAATGACCTTTTTTAGTGTCTACTTTATTAGGATATTGCATTTTAATAGTGAATAGTAGAAAAAAAGTTATCATTTTTCTTGTTGATAGTAGAAATATAGTTATCTTTGTGCCGTTAAACAGTTGTTTCATAATTTAAAGAAAGGAGGAAACGTGAAGATGACGGTAAAAGCTGTGATAGCTTTATTGGAAGAGAATGGATGGAAATACATTCGTATGCGTGGCGATCATCGGATTTATTATAAAGAGGGGGCAAGACGCCCGATAGTAGTTCCTGGGAAGGAAAGTGATGATCTAAAAGATGGAACATTAGGTTCAATTTTAAGGGAGGCAGGGCTTAAGTAGCCCTGCATAATCTCCTAAAAGGTGTGAACAAAAGAGGTTCAAAAGCATTATAATGAAATGGAAGATAAATATAAACTAAATGACACAAGATCCGTATGAAAACTTTAAAAATCATCATCGAACGAGCAGAGAATAATTATTCTGCATTTATCGATGGTGTAGACGGTATCATCGCTACCGGAAACTCCGTCGATGAAATCAAAAGCAACATGATTTCAGCTATTGAAGCTTATGTTGAAGAATGTAAAGAACTGGGATGTGAACTTCCAGAAGCACTGAAGGGGGAATACGAACTTTGTTTTAAAATGGATGTTAAGTCTTTGCTAGACTTTTATTCAGGAATATTCTCTAAAGCAGGACTTGAACGTATAACTGGCATTAATCAAAAACAATTGTGGCATTATGCATCTGGGGGACGTAATCCTCGTCCAGAACAAGCCATGAAACTTGAAACAGCATTACATAAATTAGGAGAGGAACTTCTCTCTATTACTTTATAAACACTGCTTCCCTTAAGCGTAGAGACTCCCCTTGCGTATATAAAAATACGTGAGGGGAGTTTTTTACACTCTATTTATTGTTCAGGAAGAATATACCACCGGCACTTGTTCCTGGAAGAGTGAAATAGAAATTCATACCTAGCCATAATGTGTCAAGGGCATCTGTAATATGTGTTTTGTATTCATCCGGATTGTCCGGGGTATCAGGTGTTCCTTCAGGCGTTTTGTCTTTCTCAAATCCGTTCTTTCCTTGTTTGATACCGGTCTGTTCCATAGCAATCTTCAGGAATTCATTTTGGTACAGGTTTATTTGTATCCAAAGGAATTGTGGATCTCCTTTCAGGGTTAAGTCAATATTCAAATGTTTCCATTCATGTTTGGGAGCTTGCCCGACGTATACCATTGTGACTTTATATCCATTTTCCTTAAATACACGTTCGATGATATCAGCATAAGTTTCGGTTGAAGAACCGGATTCCCAGGTAAAGGTATGGTCATAGTAGACCACTACATCACGATTTAGTTTCGGACGGTAATAATCAGTTATCGTTTTGACCAAATCTTGCAGCTTTCCCGGTGTTTTGACATAGAAGGATTTAAGTACCCGCATGGTATGATCATCCAACTGACCAACGACTGCAGTAGAAATAGAAGCGTTCGAATCGAAGGCCAAGTGCAGTTCTTTTGAGAAATTAAGATCACCATCTCCTAGGCAACCGCAAGCTGTTAATTTATTCCAGTTGCTACCAAGATCCCGCAAACGTCCGTTGTCACGAGGCGTATAGAAATGAACATTATCATCTAAAGCCGAATAGAATCCATTCTGCACCCGGAACAAACGTTCATTCATAAATGCGGTACGCCAAATAAGTGGGGGTGAATTGCGATACATCTGCCAAATGAAATCTTCGCCTAATACTTCTAAGTTATCAAATACATCATATTCCCCATAGAAGACTGTATATTCCTTTGTTTTTCCCTGTTGTGGTTTGACGGGAGGTTGATATTTACGTGCCAGGTCTAAATCATGCTGATATTCTTTAATCATACGGAGCACATGATCTGTCAGCGGTTTGCGTTTATATTCCTGTACTCTTCTGTATAGATTCCGGATAAGATTGATATGCACTGGTGACATTTCGTCTATCTTATCCAAGATCCATTTACCCATTGAAGCGGTAGGCATATCTGTAGAGTAACTGACACTGTGATGGTGTGGGCAGTCCCCAAAATATTGTCGGTTTCCACGATTGGCCGGATCCACTTCGCTTTTGATTTTCTCATAGTTGAGAAACTTAGCTTCCGGTCCTATTACCCAATCGAGCGACATGGAGTTTGCGGACATACCCTGATTAAATGATAGAATAACCATAACGGTACCATTCCAAAAATGGAAAGCATTACTCCAGCCATCGCCTAATACCGGGCGTACCGGTTTACCAAATCCCATGTTTTCCGGAGCTTTGTGACCGACAACATAATGAATGCCTTGTATGTACCCCCATTCGGCTAGTGCTTTACAAATAGCCGGCAATGTATTTCCCCAGGCTTTGGCATAACTCGGAGAGATAAGACCGCCTAAAGAGCCAGGCATTTCCCACACATTCCGCAGGATGATGCGCGCATCGATTCCTTCCGACTTACCGGTACCACGTGATGCGACTATATATTCGTCATGCGCATTGATGGCCATTGCTTGTCGTTGCATTCTATTAAAGAACTTGTCTACTACCTCATTTTGCTTTCTTCTTAGTTCGTAGGCGGATAGAGCAGGGGAGTCTGTATTCATTCTTTAGTCTCCTTTTCTTCGATAGGGCGAGTATCTATAGCTTTCTTGCTCAACATCCCTTTAAACATACTACGCATTTTAATTCGCTCCTCTTCTAGGTTCTCTATCGGTTCGAGACCTTCCAGTAAAGTGACATCATCTGAAGGTTCAAAAGATGGGGGAACTAACTGTGAATAGTCGAATTTCTCATCTTCTTTGTCTGAACGGGTATATTTACCTATTTTGTCCAATGCGGCTGCAGCTCCTTTAGCATCTTCTTTATCCATTGCCATGTTAAATGCTTTTTTCCCTCCTTCAACAATCATATATCGGTACCATGCTTTGGCCGCAAGTTGGATATTGCCTACCAAACGATTAATCATTCCTATATCTCGGTAGGCTTGTGATTGAGAGACTGGTTCCGTATTTCCACCACAACCATGTACCAAGAAGTTAACCAGTTCTGTATCCGGTATGAGTGGCTCTTCCATCTTTTTGCTGACACATAACATCATGCGTTGCTTGATTTCCATTTCTTTGTGTGAAAGGAGAGTTGTTGCTTCATCTTTATCTTTGAATAAAGCGCGTTCAATTCGTTCGTATGTAGGATCTTTCTTTGGCATTAGGATCTATTTTGATAAAAGAGAGGGCAACACTTCATGTATTGCCCAGTCTCCCTTGTGCATAAACGGTTCAATAGAATCGGGGCACAATGCAAGTGGAAAGTTATCCTGAAACCTTTTCACCTTGTGTTTGTGCTATTTCAGTTTCCAGTGTGGTAAGTTCTGCCTGGTATTTTTCAATACGATCCAAAGCGTTTTGCATGACAGTCTGTTTACCATCTTTCTGTGCGCGTTCTGCAGCACTTTTGCTGTTGACTATGTTGTTTTTTAAACGTTTAATCTGACGAGCTATTTCAATACCACGCACAATGCTGTTTTCACTGAATTCTGGCCGCTTTTCTTCCAGTTGCAGATTGCCTTTTCCTTCTGCCCAGGCATCAATCTGCTTCCAAAGTTTCCGTCGTTCGTCATCGAGCTTGCATAGTTCTTCTGCAAGTGCTTGGCGTTCTTCAGCAGGAAGTTCCGGATTTGCTACATCGTTGTGTAGACTTGCGTACAAAGGAGCGATTTCTTTGATACGGCTATAGGCTTTCCGAATGGATGGATTAAGTGATTCTTCAGTAATGATCTTCACACCTGGAGTATTCAAGGCGTTGATCTCATCACGCAGCTCTGTGAGTTCTGACATGTTTTCGTTGAATTGTTCCTGAAGGGAGTTTAATTCATCCGCATGATTTTCACTGTCACTTTCCAGCTCATCAACACGAAGTTGAATATCATTGACTATTGTCTCCAGATCGGCAATTCTTTGCTGCTTGCCCTCGATTGCTTTTTTCCGTTCGTCATCATCCATCGTTTTAGCTATGATTATTTCTTCCACTGCTGAAGGATAGAGAGTTGGAGAAAACTTGATTTCCTTGTCTATTTTCGCCAGGCTATTAACAAGTTGTGTAAAATGTGGATCGAAGATGTGCGGAGCTTCCGGAGCGGTGGCAAAATAGGCTGAGGATCTTTTCTTTGCTGGTTCTTTGGCAAGTGCTTCGAAAAGAGCTATACCGTCAGCATATTTGCGCTGACGGTCGCTTAACCATTGGGTGAGTTGTTCTTGTCTGGTCATAATTATTCACTTGGTGATGGTGCGGGCTTTAATCCTCCTATGACTTCCATGTCAATCGGCGTCTGCAGGAAAATGGCGGAATAATTGGAATCAACGGTCGCTGTATAGGTAGTGCCACGACGATCCCCTCTAGCCTTACCACCGCTGAATGAGGGTGCAGTGGTTGCATATAAGCCTGGCTGTCCAAGAATCATCTGTTTGCCGTCTGAATCCTCGAAGACATAGTATCCGGGAGTATTCTTGACTAGTGCATTGAATGCGTGCATTCCCGGCGTATTGCCTGGGAAAAAGAAGCTGAGAGTACATTTGTAACTGATTCCATCAGCTTCTCCTTGTTGTTCGGCCTTGTATTCAACGGTTGCGTCGGTACTGTATAAATAAATAGGTTGTTTATAAGTTCCTTCCGCTGGAAATGCAAATGTGCCGGCTGCCGTTATTAGTTCTTCATTACTGGTTGCTTTCGATGGATCCGGAACTGTTGGTACCGTGTCAGGGGCACTGAATGGTACAAACAGCAATCGTCCTTTATAACCACCCATGTTGTTTTGACCAACATCCCATTTTAGTGGGGCAAATGCAGGACCAGCGGCAAGCATGACAAGTGTATCGCCGTTCAGGTTATGTGCCTGAGAATGTAATTCGGGAATGGCGATAACCAAAGAAACAAACAATACGCAGAGAATCAGATAAGTATATTTTTTCATTTGTGTAAAAGTTTAGAGTAAATAGATGGGGCGGCCGGTAGTGACCGCCCGTTTGTTTTGGATTAAGTGTAAGCCCCTGTTGCGGTTACTACTTCTCCTTCTTTCACAGTCACCTGTTGGTTTGCAGGTTTGGTTTTACCGCTGACATCTCCGAATACAATGGTATAGTTGCCAGGAGTCAGACCAAGGATGCATTGTCCGTTCGTACGACTTGATACTTTACCCTGAATGCTCCATGTTGCACCTGTTGCACCGGTAATATTGGCTTGGACGGCTCCGGTTTTACAATAGTCTCCGGCCAGGTCGAGAGAACTATTTTTTTGTTCGTTGCAGCGGAAGACTTTTTCATGCCAGTCACGAATACGAGTATCATATCCGGTCTGCAGCCAAAACTGCCATTCATTGGGATCATCATAAATATCGCGTATTTGGCAATATTTACTTGCGGCTTGAGTGTTGAAGGCTACATCCATATTGCCTTTTTTCTGCAATATAAGGCGAGAGCCTTGTCCAAGTGCTTCGTGGCTGATAATTTCCAATGCAGGGCACAGGGCATCTTCACGAATTAATTCAATCATACGCTGCATGGAAGGATATTCTTGCATACGCAATTTGAGACGCAATGCTGCACGGGCAGCTACCAAAACTGTTTCGGAACACATTAATTGTGGAATACCGGATTTGGAAGAACGCAAATAAGTGTTTGCCCCTCCAATCCATTCTACCAAATTCTCGTAGGCTGCAAAATCATTCTCGGATGTAGGCGTGGCAAACATTCCGGATGCAGCAAAATTACCGCGAGCTGCATTGACATCTCCACTCATGATTAACATGTCGTTTTTGGTATAAAAACCATCAAACGCACCTGAAGGCGAGGTTGAATCGTCATCGCGCTCTGCATTGAACAGACTATATACGACGTCTTCAATATGAGATGTTACCAATGAGAATACAACCCGCGTTTCAAGAGGATGTTTTTTAGTGATATTGCTGACAGGTTGCCCGCCCACAATTAGCAACTCTACATCATCGTACTTTTGAGAGTTTTCTTTGGTAATACAAACTACATCTTGTGGTTTGATTTTGGATGGTTCATATCCGAGTAGTTTTTCCATCAAACGGAAATCTTTGCCAATCTTATAAGATTGAGTTCCGCCTGCATTACGACGTTCATTGATCAATGCATGCTCACCTTGCAGATCCATCACGTTCAATCCTAAGGTAGATGCGATTTCTGTCAAGGTAGCATAAGGCAAGGCACGAAGCGCTGTATCGTAAATGACTAAGGCTTCGTTAAGTTTTGATACATCAACTAATTTTTGACTCATTTTTAATAGTTAAGGTGGTTAATAAATTAAAGGAGACCTTCAGCCTTGAGACGTTCGGTAATAGCTCCGTAGTCTCCGGGGTTCTTATCGCAGAAGGATACCAAACTTTCGTGTGAGTCACTTTCAGGCTCAGTTTTGGGTGACAGTCCGTTTGCGCCGGGGGCGGGAACTTGCTTTAAATTTTCAACTGTTTCTTTCAGTTGAATGATTTCGTCATCCTTTTGAGTTCCTTCGTTTTTTAGACGGGTGATCTCCTGGTCTTTTGTAGTTTCACTTGTTTTCAAATTAGCGATTTCAGTAGTAGCACTGGCTAACTTCTGATCAACCTCTTGTTTGGCTTGGACAAGTAAAGAGTGTTCAGACTCCAGTCGTACAAATTCATCATGCAGAGTATTGAGATTTTCTGCAGACAATTCGGTCGTTAATGCATTCTCTTTCTTGATATTCAGAAAAGAGAGGAAAGCCGACCATAATGGATTGAATTTCATTTTGTCTTTTGTTGGAATTGATAATGTTGGCACTGAATTCGTATCCATACCCGCTGCCAAAAGAACGGATGTGGAACGGTCGTACAGACGAACGGCATTGGAATTGGCCGGAATATCCACAATGGATGCTTCCATCAACTCGCACTCAGTAACGGTTTCACGTGTTTGCCCTGGTACTAAAAGTTCTTCGTTTGCTGATGTGGCGATAATGCGGATGCCGACACTTGCGGCGTTGTAAGTCCCTGCTTCGTATTTTGCGGCAATGTCTTTCGATAATAGATCAACTTTGTCGAAAACAGGAATGGCAGAAAGTACATCGTTCTCAAGCTGTATATCTTCCCAATGGCCGATAGCTTTTGATTCCCCCCAAAAGGGTGAACCTTCATCACGAAAATGCATATATAGCATGACCGGATTCTTTTGGAATGCTTCGATTCGCATTCCGGAAGTAAGAACCCGGTAGCCATAGCGATTGAGTGATGAATCTGAAAGAATGATACGTTTTTGGCTCATTGCACTTATTTTGGTGCAATGATACATATCTTGAAAAAGCTATGGAAGGACGGATTATACCTTGTGATAGCGGAGTACCGGATATTGTGATGTTCCGGATAATTTGAGTTCGTATCCTGTAAAGTCGGTTACTTTTTTGCCAATGATCTTGTTCAGCTCACCGAATAGCAGATATGTGCCGGTACCGTATATGTGTTTGTATCCATTTGGATCCTGACAGCATAAAATACACCCTTCTATTATATTGTTCCGTAAGTCATTTGCTGTCTTGGAGTCAAACACTGTTTGAGGGAGTTTTATTGTTACTGAATGTTTGTATGTAATTCCTGCTGCTGATTCATTAGGAGTGACTGTAGGAGATTCAATGATACCTATTGTAGGAAGGATATGCCAATCGTGTCCCTTCATTATTCTGATACATGCGGTATCTTGGTGAACTGCAAATAATGCTATTTCATTTTTGTATAGGATGTGGGCGAATAATATGCCTCCCATGTTATTAATCTCTTTCATAACTTGTTGAATTTCAGTTAGTACGCATTCTTGAAACACTTTTAGAACATTTTTCGAGCAAAAAAGGGACAATTAACTACACTTGCTCGGTCATTTTTTTAGGCGATTATAGCTTCTTTTTTTCTCTTTTCTTCGAATGTCGGCTCTCCATCGGTAATAGTTCTTTTTGAATGCATCTTCCGTGATGGAGTCAATTCCATACATAGTCATGAAATTATGTATCCCATTGATGTATGTGATGCCATAGCTATGTTTTTGTTCGTCCAGGAAATCGTGTACTTCTGCCCACAACATCCGGTCGATTTTCCTAACAAGAATAACTTGTGAACGTTTCCCTAAGTAGTTGAACGTTTTTGGATCCTTGCCGATGGTGCGTTCAGGAAGATAAATTGTAAGATTGCCATAATCGACAGGCACGTTGACCGGACGCCGCTCAAGCAGATCATAGATGATATGATAGATGTCGGTTTTGTCCGGGAAATGAATCGGAGAGTCCTGCATATTGCAGAACTTTCCGATCAGATACTCCTTAAGATGTGGGGGAACTTCAATCTTAGTAGTAATCATAGAAACACAGTTGGTTTAGGTGTGGAGCTAATATACAAAAAAGAACTGAATAATCTTTGTTGTAGATAAAAAAAAGAAGCCTGATTCGAATACCCCTTTGCGGATATGTACTATTTTTTTGTGCAACTGTGCAATTTATGCTTATTGTCTTTGCTTAACTGCTGAATAATAGAATGTTAACTCCGTACGAATTTTCGTACTTTTCGGTACAAAGTCTAAATACTCCGTACAAAATGTGATTTTGTGCACTTTTGTACGAATCGTACGATTTTGTACAAAAATCGTACGGTGTATAAATAACTGATTTTTAATGTAATAAATACCGAAAAATAGGGCTTCGCACGAAAGCACAAAATTTTCTTCTATTTTTAGATAGGGTATTTTTAAGAGAAGAATAAAAAATAAAAATAATATATATATGTCCCCATTTGCGTTTGGCGCTTCTTCCAAGCACATTTGTTCAAAACGTTTTTGATAAATGAAGGGGAGGCGAGGGGAACGGAAAAACAAAGCCCGGTACGCTGAAGCGCACCGGGCAATGATACTAATGCTGTATATAACAGAAGTGATTCGACTTGTGCTAGCGTAAATCATCAGGATAAAACACTTGAGAAATGAGCTCATATTCACGCGGCAAAGATTTTACGCCAACCACTACACAGATACCCCTTGCGGCAAGCTCATACAGCCTTTGTGTGGTGATGATAGAACCGCGAAAATTATAATTATTGCATAGCACAAAATAGGCTGTTGGAAGGTCAACAGAGTAGATATCCTTACGTATTATTTTCTTAGCATCGGAAGGAACTTTTGCAAATCCCAAGCGGACAGCCAGGCGGGCTATGAGCTGTTCTCTTTCGTCGGAAGCCGGTGCAATAACAACCATTATTTTATTCTCTTTTTTTATTGTCATATTGTTGCGTATTTAAGCGGAATTTTGTATCTTTACTGAGTAATAAATTGGGATAATCTACTCATCTGCGATTCGAATAAAAGTGGGGTTTGGGTTTATCCGGTACAAATTTAGGCACATGCCGAATGGCATTATAATCATCGGAAAACTCCAGAAATCCATCAAGGCAGCTCTTTAATACCATTTCTTCCATAATATACATAGCAGCTAATTTTATGAATAGTTCACGTGATGCAGGCTTGCAATGATCATCAATGTGAATACTTTCGCCTTCAGGAATAGAAGCCAAGATATTATTGACTGCATGGTAGAATCGCATGAATCTATCGGGATCTTGTCGATAGATTGGCATGACTTCATCCAATAATCCTTTATATGAATATATTTTCATGTTTTTTATTTACTTTCTAAAAAATTGATCACCTGAGATAGAACGAGCTGTATCATCATTTGTAAGTCGGATATAGCGGAAGAAGTTCTGTTCTGTCCGGTGCCCGGTTAGTCGCATAATCTCCAATGTCTTCATCCGTCCGGTGAGATACATATTTGTAGCCGCACTTCTTCTCGCCGTATGACTAGATATTAGTTCCCACTTCTCACGAGTAACTGTTACTAGCTTTCCGCCTTTGGTATAAGAGAATGTTACTAGGTCATCAAGTCCAATTTCTTTCATAATTACTTTTAGATACTTGTTGACGTATTGAATGCTTAATCCCTTGGGTACAAATCCACTATACTTCGCGAATATCTCTTTTACATAGTCGTGGGCCGGAACTTTGACATCTATATTGGTTTTCTTTGTCCGGATGACAATATAGTTATCTATTAGGTTCTGACTTGTCAATCTCGAATAATCGGAATATCTGAGAGCTGTGAGGCATCCCAATACGAACATATCGCGGATTCGCTCCTTTGCTTTCCGTTTATCCTGCTTCTCAAACTTGTAGTAGTATATCCTAGTGATTTCATTCATTGAAAGAAATACGGCATTTGTAGGTTCGCATTTCAAATCAATCTCATCGTAGGTATTATCTACTGCATAGTTATACTGCGATGCCCGGCGAACGAGTGTTTGAATTTTCATGATATATCCGACGATAGTGTTATGTCTTAGCCCTTGGTCTTCCAGGTAGATGATAAAGTCGTCAAGAAACTCAGCCGTCACCGAATTGGTGAATATGTCACAGTCAAACTCTGATGAGAAGTTATCTATGTGTTTTATTATTGCATCGTAAACGGCTGCATAGTGTTCAGACTTGCGTCTGCTTCGCTTTCAAATACTTCACGGATGAAGTCAATGAAGTAAATGCCCTCTAAAGGCTTCTCCTGCCGGAAGTGGTTAATGTAGTCCTTGCGTACTTGGACGGTCGGGACCGGTTGTGATAGTTGTAATGCTTTGGTCGTATCATTTTAAATGGTTAATTTTGATTCCATACTTTATTACCTCTGAGTAGAGTGAATCTACAGCAGGCTTAATTTGTGCATCTACCAATATATCAGTAAATGAGTCGCCTAACAAGGTGTAATTCTTCAATTGATAATTTACGCCCTGTGCATCAAGCAGATTTTTGAATTGATCTGATTCTGATTTGTTGTCGAAAGTGTAGGTATATTGTTCCATATTTATTTAGTTTTACTCTAATTCAGTTTTAATAAACTTTCTCATCTGCTTGTCGAAAGAACCACTCCTTTTTTGTGCAGCTTTACAATCATCCATTGAAAGATTTGATTCCTTAATTATTCCTGCTGCGACAACAGGCATATCTCTGACTACTACAATATGCTGAACGGCAAACCAAATACCGTCAATAAATTCATTATTCATATCTTTATTTTTTACCCAATTCCATTTCTTTTCCTTCTATCCTTATCTCACATTCATCTGTCAGTTCATGAAGTAATTCAAGGTACTCGATATCACTACCATCAAAACCGTCTATCAATGATAGACATTGCTTAATGATTTCTTCTTTATTCATATCTATTTTGTTATACGTCAAACACTACTTTCTAAACTTTTCACTGTAGGCATAGTCATCCTTCAAATGAAGTTCTTCCCTTATTTTTTGGAGTGCATCCATTCCCTTCTTTATTTCTTCTTTTTTAGGACGATATTTGTCTGCAACATTGTTGAATCCTCGCTGTTCAAGTTCTTTTATCTTGCTATCTAACAATGTATCAGCATAGCAAACAGCGTGCATTATAGCCGCTATGTCTTCATATTTTATATTCATATCTGTTCTGGTTACTAACTATTATTCAACTGTTTCAAGCGGACAATCATCCGGTATTGTAGTTTCTGTGTTATTCAGCAAATAATACACTTTATTCCTGCCAAAACAAATCGCTTTCACCGATTCATTTTTAACTGCAATTCTCTTAAAATAAGGACAGTTACAGCATTTTTCTATTATCAATTTTTTCTTCATATCTACTTTTGATTTTGAGGGTTCCTTAAATCTAATTCCAATAGCGAAACATAACCATCCTATATCAATTGCAAAATCTTTCCAACCGGATTTTATGGGATTTGCGTAAATTGTTATAAATGGCAGTAGTCGTATTGTCTTAGTTAAGATACCTGCCTTACATACAATTCTATTCATATCTTTCTTGTTAAAAGCCTCATGATGGGTGAACATCTATTTAATTGCCGGATTCCTACCGGTCCATCCGCTATTGGCTCGTTTTTATCTTGATTTGAATTATTTTTCCTCTGATAATTTCTTTCCGCAAAACGGGCAAAAAGGATAAGCAATAGATATAGTACTCTCCGTTTTATTAAATGTACCATCCTTTTTCTTTTTCCGGTAAGTTGCTTCTATTACTGGCTTCTTTTCAAAAGACGGCATGGCGTACATATAATTTAAAGATGCTTCCGGGTCACCGGTCTTTTCTTTCAAATTCGTTTCTACTTTATCAAAACAGTCACACATATTCCATTACGCTTGCCTATACAGCATTAGGTTCAAGTTTGTTCTTTCTTGGTTTAAAAATCGATTAGGGTTTGTTTATCTTCGGGTTCATCTTCCTGAGTATCATTGTCGGTATATGTTTCTGTTCCAACAGTAAAATATTCTATTCCTCCGGCCTTGTCATCAATGACAGGGCGGCCATCCTTGTCAAGTTGGAACGGTTTACCGGTCTTACTATCATATTTATGCGGATTAAAAATATAACCTTTCCAGTTGCAATACATGATGAACTTCTTTTTGAATGCAGTCGGTGAGATAAATTTCCTTTGAGCAGGATCGTAGGTACAAAACGCATCATATAAGTCTTTTCGGACGAGACGCTGATTTAAATGTTCATTTGAAGAGAAGTATTCATCTGCCCAGGATATGAGAGTTTCACCCATATCCTGACGAAGTTTTCGTTGCTCAAGTCGTTCGCCTGGAGCTTGGATGACTCCAAACTGGAGATAGAGTTGTATGCAGTTGGCCAATAAATTCCAAGTAAGATTCCATTGATCGAAATCCCATTCGGAGAAGAAGAGTATACCAAAATCATCAATAGGTTTACGTGAATCATTGTAATAGTCAGAGAAGGCGAGGAGCCACTGTCGGTCTGTGAAGCTAGAACCACTACCACGAATAGCATGATTGGTGGCTATGTAGATTTTCGGAGAAACGGAAAAGGGTAAAGTGATTCTTCGTCCTCCTTTGTAATTGACGCTCCAGTCTCCAGTAATATTAGGAAAAAGGAACTCGAAGTTGAAGTTCTGCAGCACATCATCAATAAATACGAGCTTGGTGTTTTCGAGTACATCATTCCATACAAATTGATCATTGAACAAATCACTCCTCTTTCCTGGTATGTAAGCTGTAGGAATGGCACAACGCATAAGTTCTCCAATTAAGGATTTTCCACTTCGACCGTTTGAGTCACCTACTTCAGACTGTTTGCCATCCATGCCTATAACTGCTTTTGATACATTGTTGTCTTTTGCTTCCATTATCATGTATCCTATTGCACATAACTTGCTTAACAAATGAATCCGGTTTTCATTTTCTTCATCAGGATCCTTATCTTCTTCTTTTTTTCGCCAGGAAAAATTACTGGTATTTCTCAGAAATTGAAGATAATGACACTTTTCGCCAGTTTTTGAGATAGAGTAAGTACAATGATTTTCTTGATCTACTTTGAAAGTTATCAATGGGGCGCCCAAATACTTGGCAGGAATCATTTTGCGTTGTTCTGCCCATATGTGGTGACTGATATTCTCGTATCCCATTTCTTGTACATTATCTTTTGTAACATACCAACATCTAGTATCAAAATAGAAATATTGGCTTTCTCTATTAGGTTTTATAAAATTCGGCTCAATGAAATTGAGCAGTGATAGTTTGTCCGGTCCCACATATTGGGATACTCCTTTGATAAGCATTTCGTTTACTTCCTTCTTGCAATAATGTTTTGCAAATTGGAATAAATAGTCTCGTGCATCTGATGCGTCAATCGCTTGGACGACCGGTGGATCTAGGTGAATGAATTGATAAGTCTTATCAAGCCGGCGAAGACGTCCAAAACCACGATTCTGCAAGAAGTTGTGGGAATTAACATAACAGAATTGATATTCAATACGTATGTTTTCTGAACGATCTTTTTTTTCTACTTCATCCCAAAATTTTTCATCGTCATCAAAGGGCTGTGCCAAGATTACTTTCCCAGTATCATTGAACTTCCATCGGTATCTTCCAAATACAAACTCTGGAAGATTCTTGAGCATATCCTTATGACGTTCGGCAAAAGCTTCATGTGAATGCAGACACCACAGCTCTTGCAATTTGTGGTCAGTCCAGGTAGTAACCTTGAACATCTCGACGTACTTTCCAAGACCTTTTTTCTCATTGCACGCATATTCGATATCTTTGGCCAGTTCATCCTCATGCTCTTTAAGGGTATTTGCAAGTAGGTCGTCCAAGCCTTTGTCTCCAGCTTCGTTTTTCTGAATGTGTCCGACATAAACTTCTACATAAATATTCCGGTTCTTAAGAGTACGCATGTATTCTTTGAAGTTCTTGGCGGCATAGAAGAAACAGTATGGACGTTTTTCTACCCGATCATTAAGCCGAATGTTGGTACTAATATCATCCCAATCGGAATCGAATATGAATGCAACTTCCTTAACTCCGCACGTTGTGATGATTTTTACTAAATCTTCAGGAAGCGAATTATTTTCTTTGCTACCTAAATTCTGAATGCCGGAGACAGCAATGGAAGGAACACCATGTTTGCATGCTTTCTCGGCTTTCTTTTCTCCTTCCTGAATGTAAAGCCTATGGATTTGCTGCTTTTCTTTGTACATTCGTCGGAGTTTTTCCGGAATGTAGATTGGCGTACCGCTTCCTGAAGGTGATTTGTATTTGAATGGTTTACCTTCTTTGTCTAAATGTGCATCCGGGAATTGCCATCGAATCCGGAAATACTCTTTCCGTTCTCCAGTATCTTTTTTGCGGTGATCCTTTCTGGAATAAGTAACTGGCATTCCTTCGAGATCATAGTACTCAATAATTACATCGTCTCCGGATGAATCTATTTCTCCTGATTCGTTAATAGTACCAGGACGAAATGTGCGTGTTTCAAAAATAGATTTAGTATCGCCTGTTTTATAAATTTTAGCTGTGACATCTTCAAAAGTTAATCCTGAATCGGAAAGCATTTTAGCGCAAAAGCTATTGACATCATTGCCTTTAGCCTTTTTACTTCCTTTCTTCATCTTTTCAGCCGGCTTTTTCTTCCGCTCCGGACGTTGATCTAGAATCACGTTAAATTTGTGTGCTAGATATTCGAGAGCATCAGGAAATTCTTTTTTCTCGACTCTCATTAAATAGTCAAGCGCACCAACTCCGTTGATTTGGTGGCAGGAGAAGCATCCATAAACATCTTTGACCGGGTGGACACTAAACTTCTTTGAGGCTTTGCACGTTGGACAGTCACATACGTAACTGGTACCGGATTTGCGGAGATTTTGGAAGTCTTGTACCACGTCGACCAAGTGCCCGACGGATGCGTCTTTGATGCGCTTTATATCATCATCTGTAAAATACATAGTTATGGTTTTTTATTTGGTACGGAGAAAACAAGTTCTTTGAGTTGCATATGAAGTTGTTTTCTAAGGACTTCAATAGGACGGGATAGAAGTTGTGTATCTGCCTGTTGGATTATCTCTAATAGATGTTGAGCATCTTTGGGATGTATATCATTTATAGTGAGTAAACCACGATTGTCAATGTCTACATACATAGTATTATCTTTTTTTGCGCCCTCCTACGGCTTTACAGTGATAATTTAACTTATACCGTTGCCGTAGTTTTTCCGCATATTCGGCAGTTGCATCTTTGGGATCAACGAGGACTTGCGTTCGGGCATCTATTCTTAATAATATCTTATTTGATTCTTGCAGAGCAGATTGCTGACAAAGAGCTGCAACTTCTTCCGGTGCATCCTTCTCAAAAAGATTTATTTTCTCTCTTTTTGTAGGATTGCTGGATGGACTGGGTGAGTGTACAACTTTCATAGCTTGCTTTTAAAGACTCTTAAATAATTCTTCAATGAAGTCTTTTAAGTAAGGAGGCATCTCCTTTGTGTCTGTCTTTGCTCCTTTTTGGTGTTGGTAATAATCACATACCGTTAAAATGATATTGCGAATTTGGGGAGATTCTTGCATAACTTGCACTATTGCCGGTATGATATCCAGGGAAGAACCTGTGAGTAAAGCGGGGGTTGCTACAACATTCCCTTGTTTCTTGTATAATACACAAATAGCGCTCATTCCGTTAGACTTGATAATGTTTGAAATTTGAATCATAGCAGAGGTGATCTGCTTTCCTGTTTCTTCTAAGTTTTCCATGACGTTTGTTTTTTTAATTTATAATGAAAATGTGGGCATTGGGGAATCGAACCCGTACTACGGTGAAATGTTGAAAAACCGTTGTGCTTCCTTACACTATTACCCATGTGCCGGGATTTTCACCCGGCAACTTTTGTGTAACAAACCTAACCAGGGGCTGGATACCCTACATGCCTCCTTAAGCACGGCTTTTTGATGATTAATAATTGGAATTAAACTTCTATTTTCTCATTTGAATATAGAACATGTATAACTAAAATACCGGGTTCATCCCGGACGCACTCCTTATGCGTAATTTGATTAAATAATATATGGTTGATTAATAGAAGTTTCTTGTCTTCTCACTCTATATTCAGTACGGCTTCTCCGAGAACGTCGGACTGTATAAGGGGAATCTGTAAAAATTGCGATTTCTCCACCAACAAACATGAAGAGTAACATAACTGATATTTGTCTTCTTACAAAAGGAGATAGGTCAAAACTGATATTATGATGTGTACAGAACCACCATGCAGAAATTTCATTGATCTTACTTAATCCCAATTTCTCTTTGACTTTCCTTAAGGTGTTATCTACGGTTCGCACACTGATTTGCAACAGTGAAGCTGTTTCTTTATATGAACCGCCCCATGCAACGCATTCGGCTATTTCATTTTCTCTTTTTGCAAGTGTGACTTTCGGGTTCATAGTTATAGTTCTTCAATAGTCCAACAGTCTGTTATATCATATTTCTTAAAGACTTCTGTAATCGCTGAGAATAAAGTCACGGAGATATCAATAATCCCTGCATTCAGCTTTTTGGAGAAGTATGATCGTGAGGGGTTGTTTAATACCTGTATCAAGTCCGATTTGAGCTTATCTTTATCTTCTAAAGAGACTTGCAGATACCCTTTTTTAAATGAATAGCGTTTTTTCGCTATTGCAGATGTTCTAGTTTTGTTGTACATTTGTTGCAATAATTTTGAAATCACTGTGCAAATATATAGCGTAAAATCTATATATACAAAATAAATAGAGAATATTTTCTATGTATGAGGAAAAATTTATAGATAGGTTAGAGGCTTTTATGAAAGCTGAAGGGTTGAATGCTAACAAAGTTACTGTCGCAGCAGGGCTTTCTAACGGTTTACTAGGGAAGGCATTAAAGACGAGGGGATCTATGAATTCTGATAGTATAGAACATATTCTATGTGCTTACACAAACTTAAGTGCCGAATGGTTAATGACTGGCAAGGGCACTATGTATGTGAATAATCTGACTGAAGATGCATCTGATATTGCTATTACGCTGAATAATGATAGTTTAACTTTTTTCTTGCGTGATAGGAATAAAGAACTTGAATGTGAAAACAGAAGATTGCTTGTTGAAAACGCATCGCTGAAAACTAAATTGGAGTTACTTGATAATTCCGCAGTTAAAACAGGATGACAATAATTAAAGGTGGAAAATTCCCCAAATAAAAAGTGAAATAGCAGAAATAGAAAACTCCAAAAACTATAGAAATGGTTTCAGATCCGGTTACGTTTGTAGCCCGCTTTCGAGATAAACTCCTGGGTATTAGTACTGAATATAGTACGCCAGGAACCTCACGAAAAGCTCCGAAACTACTTCAAATAAAGGGTTTCGGAGCTTTTTATTTCTTTGAGGTATACAGATGGGGCGCAGACTCTGATGAGGTTTACTTTTAGACAAATAAGAAAATTCCGAAAGCATGAAATCAATATTCAATGAAGAACAGCAGAAGAAGGCTGCATTTATCTTGGAAAGCCCTCTGTCTAAGTTATCCGAACTTTACTCTAATGAATTAAAGGATTTGGCTGTGGTTTGGTGTTATTACTCTGGAAAGATAGAGGGTAATACTTATACCTACGTTGAAACGGAGGCATTATTGAAAGATGGTATCACTTCTGAAAAGAAGTATGAGGATGCCAAAATGCTTAAAAATCTTTATAACACATTCACTTCTGAATTGGAATATATCAATAAAGGAAACAATAAAGAAACCATAGATGAGCGTACTCTGTTCAGAATACATCAATCTATTTCCACAGGATTGGTATCAAATGAAGAATCAGGTTCGTTACGGACACGTGCCGTTCGTATTAGTGGAACAGAATATGTCCTACCCAAGAATCTTCAAGAGATTAAAAGTAAATTGAACGAGATTCTTTTTCTGCAGGAAGAATATGCCAATCCGTTAGAAAAAGCCATATATTTGCATTGTAATCTTGCTCGCCTGCAACTTTTCATTGATGGAAACAAGCGGACTGCAAGAATGATAGAAAGCGTTGTTTTGATGAATGTTGATATTATTCCTGTATATTCAGCCAAAGACTCTGATATTTTGAATTACAGGAAGAGT